CGAACACCCGTTCAAGGTTGTGCCTGCCGTATGGTTGACTAACCTTATTGGCAAAGTCGGCGTCGATGGTCCGTGTACGTTCGCCTCGATCGTGGATCTTACGGTCGAAATCGACTACATGCTTTCGCAGATTGGGCGCGGCTTCCGGTACAGCGCGGACCCGTTGCTCGCCATCTCGCGCGGTGAACTCGCAGGCCAGGGCTTCAACGGTCCCATCGGCGAGAACACGATGCGCGATAGCGGTGGAAAAATTGCGAAGACGGCATCGAATGTCATCGAACTAGAGACGGGCGCAAAAGCCGCCATGCTTGAGATTGCAGGCACGGGGCTGGCTGCTGCGCGCGATTATGTGAAGATGCTTCGCGAGTACGCGATGGAAGTGCTCGGCGGGCTCAAGAGCGACGCCGAACACGAAAAGGGCGTACAGTCTGGACGCGCACTCGAAATGCTCTACGAGACGCTGAAACTGCTTGTAAAGCGGCAGCGTGTTGCGTATGGCAATCGTGGGCTCATCCCGTTGCTCAAACTCGTAATGCACGCCGTCAAGGTGGGCGCGATTGAAGTCGATGACGTCAACGCAGCCGACCTCGATGTAAAAGCGCCCATGCGTCTTATTTGGCCGCAAATGATAACGCCGCATGGTTCGGACCTTATGGCCGAAGCGAGTGCCTTGCAACTGCTTGCAGGCGGTAGCATGCGGAACCCGGTGCGGTTACTCGCAACGGATACCGTCACGAGACTGGCTGCAAACTCGACGACGCTTACCGATGCGAATGCTGCGGTATCCGAACGTCAACTTGAGGACGACGAAGAAGCCGCCGAACTTGAGAAGGCGGCGGCTGCTGGAAACGCGCCGGAGCCCGACAAGCCTCCGCGTTCTGCACCTGCGCGCATTGCAAACAAACGCGCAACGGTAAAGGCAGACGCGGCAGCAGTTAAGGCCGCAGCCAAAGCCCCCGCCAAGGACGTCAAAGACAAACTGGACGCGGGGAAGTAAGTGGCGACCATTACTGAGAGCGAGTTCTGCGACCATCTCCGCACCGAGGCTGCAAAGTATCGGTGCTACGCGATGAGTCTGGGCGGGGACGAGGACGTACATGGCATGGCCGACGACCTCGTATCCGCAGCCGAACTCATTGCTTTACTTCGTCGCGAGTTGAACGCATGTCATTTCGACCGTACTTCTTAGAATTAGCCGAAGATTACCGAAAGGGAACTGACTCTGTGACCGAATCCGAAATCGCCGCGCAAGCGGCGGATGCGAAGGCCGCTGCTGACCGCGCGGTAACCGCTGCGACGCAAGCCGCCGCTGACTTGAAGAATGCCGCCGCTGCTGGTGCCGATGGGACGCGAGAGATGTACGACAAAGAATACGTCGCGCGTCTTCGGCGTGAGGCGGAAGAACACCGCAAGAAAGCGGATTCGTTACAGTCCGAAAAAGACGCAACCGAACTCAAGACGCTAGAAGCGAACAAAGAGTTCGAGAAGATTGCGACGCACGAACGATCGAAGCGCGAAGCCCTTGAAGCGCAGATCGTAACGGAGCGGGCATCCTACGGCGAACGCCTCAAGCGCGACCAACTGCAAGCCGTCGCTGAGAAGCACGGGCTACTCGATCCCGACGATATTAAGAATATCGACGTTGCCTCGCTCGACGTAGACGGCCAAGGTCGTCTCGTGGGGGCTGACGCAGCGTTTGAGGCGCTCAAAGTGAGGAAGCCACACTACTTCAAGGTGACGGCGGAACCCGCGCCACAGACGCTTGCAGACCCATATAGCGGTCTGCGTCGCCCACCGCAGCCGAGTCCCAAACCTGTTACCGGCGGTATCGACGTGAATGCGTTGACCGACGCCGAATTCGATGCTGGCTGGAAAACTTTAGGAAAGTTCCAGCGCGCCTAGATTGGCCCCTCGTTAACACTTACGCGCACGTCCCGTTTGGCGACGAGTACCGCGCGATAGTGTACCACGAACGCCCCCGCTCTCTGAAGCTCGGTAGAGACCGTCAAGAGAGCCAGTCCCGACACTCGGCAGAGGCCGTGAGGGTAACAACGACCGCCTTTTAGGGCGGGTTTTTATTACTCCACCGCTCTTTAGGGAGAAGTGTCATAGCACTAGCAAACGTACCCGCTGGTCTCCAGCAAGTCATTCAGGGTAACTGGCTCAATCGTCGGTTCGAACTGCAACTCCGTTCCAAGGCGTCGTTCCGCATCGCTGCGTATCGCACGCCCGTCCCCGTGCGCTCCGGCGAAACCACGATCTATTCTCGTGCCGGTCGTCTCGCCCCAGTCATCCAGGATCAAAGCGCGTCGGCGAATACGGGCCTGGACAATAATTACACGACCCCGGTCGGCGGCGTCGGCACAACGAATTCGTATTCGTTCGAACAGTTCCAGGTCTTCATCGGTAAGATCGGTTACCCGTTGGACATCAACGCAATCCAACAGCAAGAACTGATTGCAGATGTCTTCAAACAGAATTGGGACAATCTTGCAGAGCAGGCGAGCCTTTCGCTCGACCTTAAAGCGGCGCAGGCCACGTTCCTCGCATACGAGTCGGGCCGTACCTACGCGAGAGCGGGCGTCAGTGCGTCCTTGACGGTTTCCGTCGATAACGTCGTCGGTCTCGAAACCGTGTTCGCGTCTATCACGATTCAGGGCAACTCGTTCCCAATCGGCGCACCGACTCCGGTAACGCCTTCGGTCCCGCAGGCCGCGACCGTGTATCCGGCTTCCGGCGCGGCTTCGTATGTCGTGAGCATTACGGGCTCGGTTCGTGACGGTTCCAACGCGTGCTCGCAACAGACCGGCGCGGCTGGTACGGGTATGGTCAACGGGTTCTCGGGCGTGTTGACGTTCTCGGCCGTTCAGACGCTCGCCATTGGCGACGTCATCATCGCCGTTGACGCACCCGCATACGTGCGAAACAATAATAAGCGTTCGCGCTTCGCGATGACCACCAGCGACACGATCGGTATTCAGATGATTCTGAACGCCAAGGCGTTGCTGAAAGCGAATAACATTCCGCCTATGAGCGATGGCACGTATGCCGTGTTTATCGACCCGATTCTCATGGCGCAATTTTTCGCCGATCAACAGTTCCAGATCATGGCGCAGGGTGCAGAAGCATCGGCGCTCTTCAAAGACGGCGTGCTGATCCGTCACTTCGGCGTGACCTTCGTCGAGACGACGAATTCGCCGGTGTACGGCCCGTTCACGAACAATCTCGGCGCGTCCATCTATCTCCGTCGCCTCATCGTTTGCGGTGAACGCTACCTGCAAGAGTGCCCGTTCGAAGGACTCGAAGCCGGTTACGCATCCATCGCCGACTATGCGTTGTCGGACATCCGCGTTATGAACGACGTGGCCGTTATCACTCGTCCGCCGCTCGACCGCGACTCGCAGATCCTCTCCCAGTCGTGGGTCTGGATTGGCGGATTCGTGGCAGGCACCGACGCGACGATCACGCCCGCCGTCATCCCGACGGCTACCACTGCCCGCTACAAACGCGCCGTCGTTTGCGAAGCGGCTTCCGCGTACTAGGCCCGACACCCTAGTGGGTTCCAGCAACACGTAGCCTTCGGGTTGCGTGTTGCTTCCTTTTTCTTTTTTCGCTTTGTAATAGGAGTGCTCGATGCCGTTAGCACCATTCACCTCTATCCCGGTGCCCGGTTCCCCTGCGCTCATGGCGGCGTATATCAACGTCGCCGCTCCAGGTGGTTCGGGCGTTGCGGAAATTTCCGGCGCAAGTCTTCTCGGTAACGCATCGGCGACCGTGACGATTGGCGGAACGGTCGCAACGGGTAACACCGTTACCGCTACGATCAATGGTTCGGCTTCTACGGCTACGGCTGCGGTGTCGGACACGACCACGATTCTCGCGACGAAGCTCGCGGCTGCGATCAATGCGAACGCATCGGTCAACACCGTTGTGGTTGCGTTTGCGGCAGGCAGCGTCGTCACGATCAATTCGAATGCCACGGGTACGACGGGATACTATCCCTTGTCAACGAGTGCTACGGGCGGCGGTGCTACGGCAACCGCGAGTTTCACGTCGCTCGAACTCGCGAATCTCGTCGTGCCGGTCAAGACGTTTTCGTATGTTGCTCCTGGCGGCTCCGGCCCGGTCGTTTTCTACTACAATAACCCGGTTTACGTTGACAATGCGACGAAGGCCGACATCCGCGCGCAGGGGCTTGCATAAGCATGGCGCTTAACCCGAACCAAGTCCGCACGGCGATGATGCAGATTCAGAATGTGTCGATGAACGCGGTACATGAAGGCGAAGAAGCCGTCGTCGTTGCGATGGCTGAAGCCGCCGCAGAGAAGCAGCCGAAGCGCGGACGTCCGCCAGCCGTTCCCGAAGAAGCGCCTGTTGCTACGCGATGGATGATCCAGCAAGCGGGTTCGGTCGCTCTCTCCGGTGGCGTGATGACGTTCCGCGCGGGGCAAATCATTGAAGACGCTCCGTTGCACTCCGATCTCGTGCAGGCTGACTTCGCGATGATCCCACTGCCGCCGAAGGACTAAAGCCTATGTTGACCCTCGGCCAGCGCATTGATATTCGTCGGCATCTCGGCGTCCCGTTCGCGGGCCTCGCATCTTCGGGCATGACGATGGGCATTCGAACCATCTTCGAAGCGGGACAACTCGAATTCTACATGCTGAATTTACAGCCAGCAGAAGAATCGGTTCTCACGGGCTCGCCATACGGTAGCATCCGCATGTACGGCAACGTCATCGCGGGCCAGGTCACGACGGTCACGATCAATGGAACGCCGATCGTATACACGTCAACGGCGGCAGACGCAGCGGCAACCGACCCGCGCCAGTCCGTTGCAATCAATATTGCGAATGCGATCAACTCCCTTGGCGTTGGTGGCGTGTTTGCCGGTGGCAATAGTGTGCTCCCATCCGCGCCCCCGTCGCAGTTGCCAGGTTTCGTCGAAGTAACGCTCGTGGCTTCAACGGCTACGACGTTCACCGTTACGTCCGCATCGACGAACGGGTTCACGGCGTTCGTTGCCGCAAACGGCACGACGCTACCGCAGCCCAATACGACGTTCTATGACCAGGCGGGCAACACGCAGAACCTCGTCGGGTATATCGCGCTCTGCAATTACCTCCAGTCCAATATCACCGTCGTCTCGGGCAATCTTTCGTTGCTGAGTGCCGGTGGTAAAGATGCAGCGGTCTTCCGGCCATACGAAATGCGTCAGCGTATCGAACTCTACAACTACTGGCGCGAGTCAATGGGCCGCGTGCTTTCGGTGAGTTCTAACGCATGGGGCTTCCGTGGTTCGAATGGTAACGTCGGCGGCGGTGGTTCGTCCGCGTAAGAAACACTTCCCCATATTCTCGGGCTGCTCGTGCGGCCTTTTCCGTTAGGAGCCGAACGTGCCAAGTATCGCCGACAGTTTTGCACAGTATTCTAGCGGCATTGCAGATGCGGCATACGCCTTCGACATCGTTCGGCGCGTCACCATTCCCGCAGGCGGTACGAGCACCGCTATCACGTTCAACTTAACGTCGAACGTGTTCCGCATTCGCAACACGATCGTCAGCGACCAAACGGCTGCAACTGGCGGCACCGCTCCCGGCTTGGTTGCGTGCTATTTCCGTATCGACGGGCAAAACCCGTCTGCGGGTGTTACCCCAGACGGTACGGCTTCGCGCATCCTTCGTTCTGGTGCTGAAAAGATCGTGGCTCGTTACGTGCCGGTCGAAGTCGGCATTTTGATCTTCAACCCGAACGCTACCGCCGTCGTCATCCAGGTCGAGCTAGGGGCTTAACCGTGGGCGGCCTCGCAGGGATACAGGCTGCGATCAATAAGGGTCGCGGCGCGGCTGGCATAGCAACGGGGCAGCGGTACAGCGTATACCGACTCAATAATCAGTCCACGGGCTCGCTCGTGCAGCCTTCGAATCTCGTCATCGGTAACTTTCCGGCTTCCATGAAGCGGTACTCGTTACACGAAGACATCGAAACGAACTACTTCATCAAGGTGCCCACCTTCCGTGGCCTCTGCGACGCTTCGCAGTTGCAAATCGGAGATGTGCTCGTCGAGCAAGGGTTCGGATCTGACGGCGGCGCGTTTACGTTTGCGTATAACCGTCCGTTGCGCGCGTTCGTGTTTGTGCAGACGCCAATCCCGGCAACGCTCACGCGAAGCGAACCGAATCCGCTACACGTCGATAAGGGGCGCGTTCCATACAGCGGTATGAACAAAGGCACAGAGCAAACGCTTGCGCTCATCAACGGAAATTACTCATTCAAGCCGAGCGGCGTCTATCCGCCAGCGGCGGTATATCTCGGGCTTGTCGCACTCGCGTCGCGCGGTGAACAGCCACGACCTGCCCTGAAATTGCCCACAGACGTTCCTCGTCAGTCGTGGGACGTTTACTGCCATCTTCTCCCCGGAACGGTACTCATCGAATCCGACATCGTGAACGCAGCGAACGGCGATCGGTATTACATCCGCACGTCGTATCTGCAATACGTCGGTCTGCACGGTATCATGCTTTCGTGCGAGAAACTGCGCGTCTAAAACTTCCAGGGGGGATCAATCGCGTTGTCAATCACCGACCTTACGCAAGTGGCATATCGTCGTCGAGTCGATGCGCTTCGTAACGAATACAACGCCTCGCTCCTGCGGTTGGAAGACAAACTGCAAGGGCGGCACGCAGAGATCGTCGGACGCATGCAAAGCGAACGTGGTCCCGCTCCGACAACGGGGCGGGGCGGCGACTCAGCGGCTATGCGTGCGGCGGCTCTTTGGTTCGGCATTGACGATGCAGCGGAACGCGAACTCGACAAATTGCTTGACACAGAAAAAGACGCGCTCTTTTGGGGCTTTCAAGACGCATGCCGCGAAGCGCGGCAAGAACTCGGGATTGTATGAGAAAGGGCGTCACCGCCGTCATCGTCGATGACTCGCGCACCGAACTCGACTTCGTAAAGCGCATTCTCGAAGAACTTGGGGTCACGGTCCTGGGCACGTTCCAAAGAGGCGACATGGGGCTCGCTGCGATTCGAGAGTGGAAACCGGACCTCGCCATGCTCGACGTCGTTGGCGTTGACGGCATGGGGATTCTTGCAACGATGTCAGACGAGAAACTTCCGACGACACCGATTATGTGTTCGTCGATGAAGATGTTACGCGAGAAAGCGACGGCGCTCGGAGCGAAATACTTCGCGGTGAAGCCGTATGACGATTACATAACGAGCAACGAACTTCAAGAACTATTCGGGGAGTTGTTCCCGGCTACGGAGTAAGGCGAATGGCAGATGTCTTCGAAGTAGCCAACGCTCTCGCCGACCTTATCGACGCGCAGATTCGTCCGCTAGCAGGCACGCTCTATACGATAAGCGCGCCACTCGACGCCGCAGCCTTCGGCCAGCAGACCGTTCCAGCAGTTACGACGATGGCCGGAACGCCAACCCTCAAAGAGATTATGAATCGACTTGAGGCTGGCAAGGCGATGATCGGGGTCGAGTACGACGAGACATACGCAAGCGCCCCGCAGTACCTCACGACGGACTTCTTCGACCAGACCTCACCGCCCATTCCTGTGCTCACGGTGAGCGTTGCCGGGGCCGTGGCTACCATTGGTGGCTCGATACAGGTTGGCGACGTTCTAGGGGTCACACAGGGCGCGCTAGGCGCAGGCTACGCGGTCACGGCGGCTGATACGCTTCTTACGGTCGCGATAAACCTCGCAACGGCTGCGAATGCGGCGGGCATTCTCGCGGGTGCCAGCGGTGCGACGGTTACGCTCGCGTCGAACCAAGTAGCGACGTTCAACATTGGCACGACGTATACGCGGATGTCCGAAGTGTGGCGTCGTCGGAAGCCGTTCTACGTTACCCTGCATGCGGCGAACGTCTACGATCGTTCATTCATCGGAAAGATTATCGAGGCAACGCTCGCGCCTGCAACTCGGATCACGATGCCGGATAAGTCGGTCGCGACGATTCTTTACGCATCCGATGGGTTCGACTCGGTAGACTTCGACGAGCAACAGCGCGATATGGCGTATATCCGAAGAACGCGAACCCTTGTAGACTTCCTCACGACACAAACCGTTAGTGCGACGCAGATCGTCGCAACGGGCGACACAATTACCGTTGGTGCGCCGACAAATACTGCCCCGACCGTTCAGCAGCTTTAGGAGAACAGCATGCCCTATGTAGTCAGTCACGACGTCTCGCTCGATGGGAAGGCGTACAGCATCGGCATGCCCGTTCCCGATGCCGTCGGCGAACAGATCCTTGCCGAGCATCCCAACGGTTGCGTCCGCGTTATGCACGACGACGACCTTTGCTCGATGCACGACGACCCGTGCGCCCATGAATCGCACGAGTGGAACGCAGCAAAGCCCGTCGCGCCCGATGTGAAACCATCGTGGTCCCCGAAAACGGACGCCCCCGCCGAGGCGTAATCCCTCCGCAGTTTCCCTAGCCCATAGAGCGTTCGCATAGAGCGCCTTTTTTATGTTGCATTGACACTCGCAACGTGCCCGATAGGAGCCCACCTTGCCACAGATTCTTCAAGGCACAAACGCCGCCGCGCTTGCGGGTGTTGACGATGCTTATATTCTCATTCAGCCACCGAATAGCGGTGCCATCCCCAACGCGCAGACCAACGTCCTCGGATTCGGCGGTTCTGCAACCTGGGGTGCCCTTAACGTCGCAGCCATCATCGGCTCGGGCCAGGACCTCGTGACGAATTACGGTTCGCCCACAACGGCAACCTACGATATGCCGACCGACGTAAACAATGCACTCCGCTCGGGCGCGAATAACGTCCGCGCGTTCCGCATCTCCGATGGTACGGACGTCGCCGCCGTCCTGAAGATCCCTGATACCGCCGCTGCGTTCATCGCAACGCTCACGGGCCGCTTCACGGGCTCGCTCCCCAACGCCACGACCAATTCGCCGGGTTCCACGGTTCGCGTCGATACGGGTTCCAATTCGACGACGGTGATCCCATCGTTCCGCGTTACGATCTCGTTCCCGAACGTCCCGGCAGAAGTCTACGACAATATCGTGGGCGGTGCTGCGAGTGCCTACGTTGCGGCGACCTTTATCGCGAACGTCGTGAACGCAATCAACGGCACGCCCGCGCTTTCGGCCTTGCGCCCTGCGTCGGCGTTCTACGTCGCGACGGCTGGTGCGTCCGCGATTTCGCCGTTGCTCGCAACGAATACCGCTTTGGCAACACTCGGAGCCGATGGCTCGACTTTCGCTACCGCAGCGGTCGCTACGACCAACGGCCTCGGATCTGATACCGCAATTCCGAAGACGGGCATGTACTCGCTTTCCGGCGTCATCGGCGGCGGGCTGTTCGCGCTCTCCGGCAACACCGACCTCGTAGGCACGGGTTCCGCCGCAGTCGCTTTCGCGCAGCGTGAGAATGCAATCTTCGTCGGATCTTTCCCAACGGGAACCTCGACGTTATCCGCGCTTACGATCAAGCAAACTTCGGGTATCGCGTCCTACAGCGCGTTTCTCGTCAAAGACTTCTCGGAGTTCACGGACAACGTAAACAACGTCATCAATCGGCGCGTCTCATCGACCGCGTTCATGGCTGCGCGTACTGCCGTGACGTCGCCGGAAACGTCGCCTGCCAATCAACGTATCAATATCATTACGGGCACCGAGCGCACGGGTGCGGTGCTTCAATCGCCGTATTCGCCTGCCGAACTCTTTGCACTGGAAGCCGCTGGCATCAACGTCATTACCAATCCGGTCCCCGGTGGTAATTACTTCGGCATTCGTCATAACAAAAACAGCCTCGGGGCGAGTGACCCGCGCGGCAACATGGCGTACTCACGGATGACGCAATTTATCGCGCAGTCGCTCAATTCGATTCTGCTCGGTGGATTCGTCGGGCTCGCGCAATCCCGCCAGCCGAATGATCCTGTACGCGCGCGTGCGCGTGCGTTGCTCTCCGACTTCTTCCAGCCGCTGTTAGACGGCGGCGTGATCGACAGTTTCCAGATTGCTTGCGACCTTCGCAATAACACGCCAGCCGCAATTGCATCCGGCGTCCTGCGCGCAGACATCACGGTTGTCTATCTCGCCATCGTAGACAAGTTCATCGCTTCGCTCACTGGCGGTCAGACTGTTTCGCTTTCCCTGACCCCCGGCACCGTAACCGCACAGACCTAATCTCGATATTCACTCACTGGGCTCGCGCGATCTTTCGCGCGGGTCTTTCTATTTAAGGAAGTCAGTCAATGCCGGGACAGGGGCCATTAACAGGCGGTTCATTCAACGTCGGACGAGATCTCACGCTGCAGGTCGTCGTCAACGGGCAGTCTTTCAATAATCTCGGTTTGCTCACCGATGCGAACCGAAAAGTCCTTTCGCACATGCACGAAGTCATCCCCGTCAATAATGACGGTATCCCCGTTCGACGGACCACGTATTCCGGTTACGATTTCGAGTTTCATTTCACTCGTCAGTCGGGACTCGTGGACTCGCTCGTGCGCGAACTGCAGCGCAACTACTACAGCGGTGGTACGCCACCCAAAATCACGATGACGGAAACGATTCGCAATCCCGATCAGAGCGTGAATCAGACGTCTTACACAGGCGGCACGATCGTTCCTGAAACGCTCGGTTCGTTCAAGGGTGCAGACCCGGTGAATGACGTTCACCTTCGCATCGTGTTCTCACAGGCGAATGACATCGGCGGACTTTCGCCGCAGGCTCTCAATCTCGGCAGCAATCCTTTCGTACTCTAAGGGAGTTAAATGCAAGTTCAGAGGATCGAAGACGACGTACAGGATGCGCCGTCTTCACATACTGGCGAAGTCCGCAGTCTTGCGGAGGCCATCGGCGACGAGGAGTTCTCGTGGCAATCCCCAGACGGCGTTATCGAATGCACATTCGGCCGCCCGAAGGGTTTCGTTACGCTCCAAATCGCCGATGCTCTCGGTTCGGAACGCGAGCAGTCCACGTCGTGGGTAAACACTTACCGCGCGCTCGCGGGCATTCGCACATGGAACGCCAACCCGGTTATGCAACCGCGCAAGGCCGTTCATTTTGAAGCCGCTCTCAATCGCTTTGCGACGGGGAACGGCTGCGAAGATATGTACCTCAACCGCTTCGTCTTCGACTTCCACATGAAAACGAATCCGGCGCTTGCTGCTGGCCTCAAGGAAATTGAGGACGAGCAAATGGGCGTGGAAGACTCGAATCGTGTTATGGAGGAGGTCGGCAAAGCCACCGCAAAAAAATCGCGGGCTCGGCCTACGTAAACAGCGTACTCGGATTGCTTATGAACGGCGTTCCTTGGGACATTGCAACGTCAATGCCCGACGAGGTTCGTACTGGGTGGTCCGTCGCTATCGGGAACATGAACTCAGGTAGCGAAAAGCAGTTTGATTGGGGATCTATGCGGTGGCCTGAATGACACGCTACTTCCCCGACCTTGCTGCGTTTGCCGCGTTTATGCCGCGTGTGATTGTAGCCGAAAAGTTCGCA